TCCTTTACTTCAACAGTTTTTTTCTTAGGTTGAGGAAGAAGAGGAACCGTTGGTATTGCTTGTGGGGGAGATTCTGGATCAACGACAGTTGATCTTGGTTCTTTTTGTACAAAAGTTGATAAAGAAGTAACTTTAGTATTTACTTTTGACGCAGTATACTTAGTTTTGGTATTATTTTTGGAAGATACTTTTTGATTCTTTGGTTTTGCTTTTACTTTTTTCTTTTCTGTCTGAAACTTTATATTTTTATCTTCTTTTCTTACTCTTTTTAACTCTTCCGTAATTAATAATATATCACCAGAGGGAATCTTGCTGTCAGACATTCTGGCAGCAAGTGCAAATTCTCTTAATGCTCTAAAATAATCCTCATGAGACAACTCCAAATCATCTTGGAGTCCCAACAATGAAACAATTTTACTATCTACTAATTGTGTTGTTGGGTTAGAATCCGCCATTACCTCTTCCAGTTTTTGCCTCTAATTCCTGCTGTTCCAAATGATCTTCAAGTAACATTACGTAAATATCCCTTTCCCAAGGCATCATATTTTCAATCTCTGTCAAAGAATATTTATGGAACTGCATCAAGGCAAAATTTAATCTGAAGTAATTCTCCAGATCCATGTGAGACATGGCTATGCGAAAAAACTTGAAAGTCCTTCCAATACGATTTCACTTTCAACTTTGGTCTTTGGATTCCTAACTTTCAATTTATGAGAAAGTTTAGGCATAGTTTCAAAGAAAACTTCAATTTGTTTAAATTGAACTGAATTCATATCTTCAAGAAATTCAATCAATTCTTTCTTAGTTACATCAGAAGAATCCCAAACTTCCTCTGAGGTATAAATTTTATCAATGCAAGCAGCAATCAAATCAAATGATTGGTCTACATTAGTTCTTTGATTTACATCAAAATTGGATTTAATAAATTCATCCAATGAAGGATACTTCATCTCCATTGTAATACTATCATCAACTTTTATTTGGCGAGTGTGATCTTTATTAGTATTTACTTTAATATCATCAATAGCAATCTTGACTGGAATTTCAGTAATCTGATCGTCTGGGGCAATAATATTAACTTCCAATTCTTCACCCACAGATTTTCCACGGATATTTAAAAATAGATATTCAATATCAAACGTAGGTAGGGTTTCTACCTTAACATTTTTTGGTGATTCGATACAGTTTTTAATTACTGTTTTAATTGCCGTAGTAATTTGTTTTGTATCTTCTGTTTCTAAGGCAAGAACAAGTAATTTTTCTTCCTTAACTAAAAATGGTCTGTAAGTAACGGTCTCTTCTGTAGAAGGAAGAACCAACTCATAAGTTGGAGTACTAATCTTAGGTAAAGGCATGATCTTTTATACAAATCAGTGTTTTATTTATAGTATATATATCAGTATTTTGTACCGTCCGCACCAAGAGTTTCCAGAGATCCTCCAACTCTTTTTCTTAAAGTATCTAATATAGTTTCACTTTCTGTTGTAGCAAATGGATTTATTGCAGCAAAGAAATCATTTACTACTTTATTATTTCTCAATGCTCCAACTACTCCATAATTATATTCTCTATACACATTATATCTCGTATAACTAAAAGTAACAGTACACTTCAATAACTGAGAAGAATCATAAGAGACAGGCATAGCATTGATTGATAAGGGATAAGCCTGCAAAAAATTATATTGCAAATATGTTCCTTTAAAATCTCTTTCAAACTTATTAATATAAATGTCCGTTTGATAATTTTTTGGAAATTCAAATCTATAAAAATAATTTGATTTTGTACTATCTGGTCTACTATCATTGACTGTAGTGACAGATTCATTTGCAATATGACCTATCCAATTTTCAAAGAACCAAATTATATCATGACTTTTTCCACCATCTGCTCCATTATGATCTACATAAAAAGTAAAATCCGCATCTGCATACTGCCTTCTATATGGATGCTTTTCAGTGACACCATGATAATCACTTGTGATTTCATTAGTCACCAAAGAAGAACCGGGCAAAGATGCCTCACAACAAAGTAATGATATATTTTCAACAGCAGATGAAAATTCATATCCCCTTTGAGAAATCCAATCTCTCGACTTTTGGGTTGGATAGAACCAACACTGATAAAAAGAAGTTAATGCTGGTTTTTGGAATATATCTTTTAATCTATTTACCTTTGAAGCAGATTTAATTGGAGCAAGGTTTTTATTTTGTGCCATTTATAAATATAAAAAGCTTTATATAATATGTATGCGAAGTAACGAAGGAAAATATCATCAGGGAAAATTTCACCCAAGAAATCCTGAAAAGTACAAGGGTAATGTAGACAATATTATATACAGATCTTCATGGGAATTGAAGTTCATGAGATACTGTGATAGAAAGGAAGATATACTTGAATGGGGAAGTGAGGAATTTTTCATACCATATTTTGACCCAACCACAGAAAGAGTTCGTAGATATTTTCCAGATTTTTATATGAAAATTAAAGAATCAAGTGGAACAATTGTTAGATATATCGTTGAAGTAAAACCAAAAAAACAAACGATCAAACCACAAAGAACAATCAAAAAAAGAAATAAGACCTTTATCAATGAAGTATTAACTTACGAAAAAAATAAAGCAAAGTGGAAAGCAGCAGAACAATTCTGTGAGGATAGATTATTAAAATTCCTTATTATCACAGAAGATGAACTTGGTCTATAAATATAATTACGAACAACCATCAATCTAAACCTTCCTCATGTCTTGGACTGAAAATAAAGATTCATCCGGAAAAGTTACCTCATATAGTCAAAGAACACCAGGAGGAACAAGTGAAAACCCACTAACATTAAACGCAAAATTAGACGGGTCTCAAGAAATTGTAGATAAATCTGGAAAAGTAATCGCAACAAGAAGTGCAGATCAAAAGGAATTTCAGGCAAAGGACGGCAGTTGGAACCAAATTGATCAAAATACAAAAAACTCCATATCAACTTCTGCAAGAGATAACACTTATAAATTGGTGCAAGATAGAGGATCAGAACAACAAAAACAAACAATTCAACAAAAAGAACAATACAAATCTGCTGCAAATACTCTCGATGCACAAATAGAATCTGATGAAGGATATAGAGCAACTGATGACGCATCAAGTGGAGTTGCTGCATTTTTTCCAGTTGGAAAAACTTTTAATGGTAGATTGCAATATCCACTACAAATGTCCGATCAACAAGATAAAATAAAATTTACTGCTGTTGAAATTGAAAAGGGACAGTTTAGTGCTCCTTCAAGCGCTGGTGGATTAAATAGTTTTTCAAGTCCTAATGTTACATATAAAAAAGTTGACAGCTCAATTTATATGGCAATACAAGGACCCATTAGTGATACAAATACTGCTCAATGGGGTGAGGGAAAATTGTCTGCAATCGATGCTTACGTGTTTAATGCATCAAGAACTATGATGAGTGGAAACGGTGGAGGTTCTGGTGACATGGTAGGAGAGCTTTTTAAAGCATTGGATGATAGTCAACAAGAACTGAAAGATTATCTTGCCGGACAAGCAGCATCTATTCCTGATATTTTATCGAGAACAAAAACAAAAATTTTAAACCCAAACCTTGAATTACTTTTCCAAGGACCACAATTGAGACCATTCCAGTTTAGTTTTAAAATGAGTGCAAGAGATGAGGACGAAGCTACTGCAATTAAATTCATTATTAAATACTTCAAGAGGCACATGTCTGTAAGAAAAGATAATTCTGCATTATTCTTAAAAGCACCTCATGTCTTTACGATTCAATACCTGAAAGGAAATGAATTGCATCCATCAATGAACTTAATCAGCCCAGAACCATCTGGAGAAACAAAAGCTGCCGCATTAATTTCATGTTCTGTCAATTATACTCCTCTTGGAAATTATGCAACATATAATGATAGTGCAGGAACTATGGTTTCTTATGAGTTGAACATGCAGTTTCAAGAAATTGAACCTCTTTATGATACTGATTATACAGAAGGATTAGGAAAGAGTCACTTAATAGGTTACTAAAATGAGTAGAAATTACTTTCAACAAATACCTGATTTTGAATATATCGTAAGAGGACCGGATAAGATCGGAATTTCTGATTATATCAAAGTTAAAAATTTCTTCACAAGAGTTAGATTGAGAAACGATATTTATCAAGAAGTTACTTTTTTTGATAAGTATACGATCAAAGGTGATGATAGACCAGACATAATAGCAAATGAAATTTATAAAGATCCAAATTTGGATTGGGTAATATTACTATGCAATAACATAATCGATTATTATTCAGAATGGCCCTTGTCGGAGAAAAATTTTGAAAATTATCTGTTAGAGAAATATGGGAATTATGATGCACTATATGATATACATCACTATGAATCCCGTGAGGTTAAGGATACTGCAGGGAATATTTTAATTCCAGAAGGAACTACAATTTCCGATAAATTTATTGATTTGGATAAAAAAATTGTGTCCCAAGAGCAAACTGGAATTGATTCACTTGGAAACCCAATTTTTGAGAATATAATAGTAGACAATCCAAATTATTTAAAATTAAAATCTTATTATTTTAATTTTTACGATCCCGATTTGCAACAAGATATTGTATATACAGATGTTATAAAAGAAATTACAAATTATCAATACGAAGTTAGATTGCAAGAAGACAAGAGATTGATATATATCTTAAAGCCAACTTATCTAAACATAGTGTTCAATGATATTGATGAATCACTTGAATATAAAAAAGGTTCTAGTCAGTTTGTAACTAGAACCTTGAAAAGAGTATCTAATTTTGATGTTGATTAATCATCAAGAAGACCCTGAAACTTGCGAAGGTAATCATCTTCTTCATCATCATCGGAAGAAGATTTTGAAGGACTAACATCCTTACTCTTCTTGTAAGAATTCTCAAGTTCTTTCAGAACATCTTCCTCACTGGTTTTCTTAGGAGCATAAGATTCATACTCCTCTTCCTCTTCATGAGTGGATGACTTAGGAGCAACACGATTGATGCCAAGAACATAATTCATGCGCTTCTCAAGTTCCTCATAGGACTTGAACTGATCGGGAGCAAGAATGGCAGAGAGAGAATACTCTTTCTTCCAGATTGCTTCCATTGCTTCGTCATCTTCAAGAAGAGGACCAGCAGAATCAAACTCGGACTTATCGTAGTTCCAGTAACCTTCAACCTTACGAATCTTCAGACGGAAGTTTGCACCACCCCAGAAATCAAAAGGATTGATGGGTTCTTCGTCTTCAAACTCTGGTTGCATTGCATTCAGGATCTTATCAAAGATCTTTTTACCATACTTAAAGAGAAATACTTTGCCTTCATTCTGGGGATTTGCGGGATCCTTTACAACGTAGATGTTGCTATAGTAGGACAGTTTACGCTTTTGCTTACGAACTGTTTCCTGATCTTTAGGATCACCAGTATTCCAAAGACCACGATTCAGTTTTGCAACGGGATCTTCTTTGCTAATTGTGGTAAGAGAATTTTCGATGTACCATCCACCAGGACCTTGGAATCCATGAGAATACATCTTCACCCAAGGAAGATCTTCATCGGGAGGGGCAGGCAGGAATCGGATAACGGCAGAACCAACAC